GTGGACATTGGCGCACTTACAAATCAGGAAAGCGCGGTTGGGTGAGTGAATGTTGGAAAGGTGATGCAAGCAAAGGAACTGTTTTTAAAGACTATCAACTCAAGGAGAAGAACACATGAAAACCAAAGAAGAAATCAAAGATGAGATCATTGAACTACATGGGGCTACGCTGGCCTTGGGTGAGGCAATGAACTTTCTTCACGCAAAACGCATGGAGAAAAGCAAACAGATGATGGCGTTAAACCACATGCTGAAAGAAATGGGTAGCGATGAGTCTGAGGAAAAGAACACATGAACATAGTCGTGTACACCAAAGCCAAGTGCCCAAACTGTGAGTCAGCCAAGCTCGTGCTACAGATGAAAGATTTGAAGTACACCGAGATCAAGATTGACAGCGAGGTTGACCGCTTAGCGTTCTACGCCAAATGTGGTGAGTCCGTTAGACAGATGCCCCAGATATTCATCAACGACCAGCGCGTTGGTGGGTTAGCTGGCCTACAAGAAGCCCTCAAGCAATTGGAGAAGTAAACATGGTCGAACTGAACATTTGGGAAAAAGCCATGGGCTGGCGCAAAAGGCAAATGGTCGAGGCACAGGTCGACAACGAAGTCACGCGCAAGATTCGCAACGACACCATTGAAGAAATCGCAAAAGAGATCGAAAAGATGACAGCATTTGGCACTGACACAACGAGCAGTTTTGCCATTTACATCAGGGGTATGAAGAAGTAAGTATGACCTTGAAAGACAAACAACCACTGCACAAGCTCAGGCTGTGCGCAAAGTGTGAAGAAAAGCGCCCACCAGAAGGCGGTGTAGAGATGACCCCACGCAGGTGGATATGTCAGGCATGTTGGCACAAAAGGGAACGCAAATGAATCCAGAAGACAGAGCAGAGTCGATCCGAGAGAAGTCACCCCTGTATGGGGCGGCCTACGGTCAAAGGGTGTACCTCGAGGAATATCGCAAGTCCTTGAAGGCTTTACTCATGAAAGACGCACTTGCCATGGGCATCGAGGCGGCAAACGCTCAGGAGAGAGAAGCCTACGCAGACCCCCAATACAAAGCCTTGCTCAAGGGATTGGCTGTTGCGACCGAGAACGAGATCACACTCAAATGGCAGATCGAGGCTGACCGCTTGGACATCGAGATATGGCGAACTAGACAGGCAAACGAGCGCATGCAAGTAAAGGCCCATGAATGAAGTGTCCAGAATGTGGCGCATGGACAATCGTTAAAGACACCAGAACGCAGGCAAACAACACCAAACGCAGGAGAATCGAATGCGCAAATATGCACAGGTTTTCCACACTGGAGACAATCATTGTTCCAAAAGCACCAGTACATCCGAAGCAAAAAGCTCCTAAAGCTAGTAAGTGAACTCGACTGCCAATGTTGCGGAAGAGGAGGTGGCTCCCAAGCCGCTCACACAAATTGGGGTGGGCATAAAGGCCGAGGCGTAAAGGCAGACGACAACCTCGTCGCGGCACTGTGTCAAATGTGCCACCACGAAATTGATCAGGGTGCTAAACTATCGCGACAGGAACGCCAAGAAATGTGGCAGGCCGCACACGATAAGACAGTCTCATCGCTTGTGGACTCGGGTAGATGGCCTCAAGATGTACCCATACCAAAAGGATAACTTTATGACTACCGCTTTAGGAAAACCAAATCAAGAAAAGAGAATTGGTAAAGGTGGCCCGAGAGAAGGCTCAGGAAGGCCCAAATTCGTGCCTACAGACGCTGAACGACAGCTAGTGGCTACCCTATCAGGGAGAGGTCTTCCGCAAGACCAGATCGCCATTCTCGTGCGGACTGGCATTCACATCGATACGCTCAGAACGCACTTCCAAAAAGAACTACTTGGTGGAAGGGCGATGGCGAACTCACGCATTGGTGGAGCGCTATTCGACAAGGCGATGGATGGAGATACGACAGCAATGATCTGGTGGACTAAGAGCCAGATGCGTTGGGCTGAGACTCAGAAGGTCGAACACTCAGGGGTTGATGGTGCGCCTATTGCAATTGCCGCAGTAGACTTGAAGAACCTGAACGACCAAGAACTCGAGCAAATGCAAAAACTCTTGGAGAAGACCGCATCATGAACGCAGAACACTTACCCCCACTGCCAAACCCTGCCATCTATGGTGGGGCTGACTTGCAGTACACAGCAGACCAAATGCACAGCTACGCATTCCAGTGCATTCAGGATGCCATGCAGAAGATCGCGCCTCGCATGCAAGACGCAATCGAGAGCAGTATCGAGAAGGGCGCAAAGATGGAGCGTGATGCCTGCGCAGAGCTATGCTCAGGATTGGCCTCGCAATGGCAGGAGATGGGCAAGATCGAAGGGACTGACCAAGAGAGGGCGAGATGCTCGATGGAGGTTGCACACTTGTTGGAGTCCGCGATCAGGAACAGGGACGCATAAGTGAACGCTCCGATGTCGCCAGCGGTGATGCTGGAGTTGGTCACGAAGGAGAAGCTCAGGCGCAAAGCGTCAGCGAGTCTGTATGAGTTTGTGAAGCAGAGCTGGCATGTGGTGGAGCCCGGTATTCCGTTCGTTCCCTCATGGCACATCGAAGAAATCTGCGAACACCTCGAAGCCGTCAGCTCTGGCGACATCAAACGCCTGTTGATCAACATCCCCCCTCGCCACTCCAAGTCGACCATCGTGTCGGTGATGTGGCCCATGTGGGAGTGGCTCACCACGCCACAGCAGAAGTTCCTCTGCGCCAGCTACTCAGGCAACCTGTCCATCAGGGACAACTTAAAGGCTCGTCGCCTGATCCAGTCCCCTTGGTATCAGGAGCGGTGGGGCCACATGTTCGCCCTCGCTGGTGACCAGAACGCTAAGCAACGCTTTGAGAACGACAAGACAGGCTACCGCCTTGCCACCTCTGTTGGTGGTACAGCTACTGGTGAGGGTGGCTCACGCCTAATCCTTGACGACCCCCATGGTGCTCAGGACGCGCAGTCTGATGCCATGCGAGAGTCAGCCCTCGAGTGGTTTGACATGGTGTGGTCAACGCGACTGAACAACCCCAAGGCTGATGCCATGGTGACCATCATGCAACGCCTGCACGAGAGGGACATCTCAGGCCACATCTTGGAAGACATCAAGGGGTGGGAGCACATCTGTATCCCTGCTGAGTGGGATGGCATCAAGCGCAAGACCGTGCTCGGAAGCTACGACCCACGCACGACAGTTGGCGAGTTGATCTGCCCTGACCGCTTTGGCCCAGATGAGGTGACCAAGCTCAAGCAACTGCTCGGTGTCTACGGAACCAGCGGACAGCTACAGCAGAACCCAAGCCCTACTGAGGGCGGCATCCTGAAGACCAAGAACTTCCAGCTATGGCCTGCTGACTCTGGCCTGCCACAGTTCGAGTACATCTTGCAAAGCTATGACACAGCGTTTACTGAGAAGACCACAGGCGACCCAACAGCGTGCACGGTCTATGCAGTGTTCACCCAAAAGGGTGTACGCAATGTCATGCTGGTCGACGCATGGGATGAGCACCTGAGCTATCCAGACCTGCGGGCAAGGGTCATTAGGGATTGGGGCACAGAGTACGGCGATGGTGGCAAGACCAAAGACAACCCATACGCTCGGTCAAGGAAACCTGACAGGATCATTGTGGAGGCCAAGGCAAGTGGGCAGTCGCTATTGCAAGATTTGCGCTTGGCTAAAGTACCTGCCACCCCCGAGATGAACCCCCGCAACGCCGCCAACGGTGCGTTCTTCGCCGCCTCTGGGTCTTGAACCGTGCGGTTCCTCTTCAGTTGCGGAAAGAAGCCAAAGCTGGCGCGTTCATTCTCAGCCATACATCACCACTTAACTTTGTCAGCCCAATACGCCGCAGACTCTTTGCCCTTAGCGATGTTCTTGCTGTGCCTAGCCTTGAAGCTATCACGCTTGTCCTTCATGGCCTGCGACTCGCCTGCCTTTGGCTTGCCTGCGGTCTTAGCGCCCTGCTCCCCAAAGCGTATGACCTTCTCCTTGCCATCAAAGCAAGCCTTCACAATGTGTGACTTCTTTGGGTGGTCAGGCGTGCGCTTGGGACTGTTGCAGTCCATGTCAGACTTTTTCATTTCTTCTTAGCCGCCCTGATGTTATCCACCATGTTAGGGTAAGGTCTGCCTGCGCTCTCAGCCATTCTTTTAGCTGATGCGACTTTGGCAGGGGACATAGTTTTGCTCTCACCCAATGACTTAGGTCGAGCTTTATCCCAAATAGGTTTCTTACTAGCCATTGCGGTGCTCCTTGATGAAAGTATCCAACTTGTTGTCTAGTCGGTCAAGCCTGTCGAGTATTCGGTTGATGTCCGTATGCAGGTCTGTCTTGGTCACATACTCTTTGGCAACCTCTTCTCTAGTGCGGTTGACTAGGATGGTCACCCGCGCCAGCTCTTCTTTGGTCGCAAGAAGCTCTGCGTCTTTGGTGCGAACGGCCCAGCCTAACAGTGCCAAGATGACTGTTAGGACTGCGTTCCAAGCAAATAGCTCCATGTGTGCGCTCCATCAAGCGGCGTAAGGATTCACCCGCTCTCTTTGTTTCAGTTTCGGTTCGTCATGATCTCTAGCCTGCGGTAGCTCAAACCATCCATCATTCTTGAGGTAGATGATCGCCTGCGTGAATGTGTCGACATAGTCGTCATGCTCAGCAACAGGGAACTTCTCAAGCTGTTTCATGAATGGTTGCGCCCAACTTACAGGGTGACCACGATTCTTCCGCGACTCTGGAATCCACAAAATACCTAGCTCTAGTGTCGGAGCGGCTTGGTGCGCACGGGATACCTTGTCAGCGTTTGAGGGATTATAGCCAATGGCTGGTACTTTAGCCAAGCGCAAATCCTGTAGAAGCGACTGCCCACTCGCCTTAGCCTCCACAATGATACTGTCTGGTTTGCGTGACTTTGCGTAGGGGTTGTCTTTTGTCTTGCCACCATCGC